GCCTTCGTCTCCGGCGCGGCGTTGGAAATGTCGCTCATGCGGTTCTCCGTTCTGCTTGGGATGGATGGTCAGCGGACTGTCGCGTCGCGGTCGGCGCTCAGGCCGCCACAGCCCGCCGTTTCCGGCCGGGCCAGATCGGCCCGGCCATGAGCCGTGCGCGTTCCTGCATCGGAAAGGTCACCAGAGATATCTCCCACAGGTCGATGGTGACGAGGCGTCGGCGGATCGGTCCGACCGCCCGCCGCGCGAGCTTGGTCTTGAAGCCGATCGACAGCCCGTCCAGCGCCCCGGCGGCGATCAGCTCGGCCGCCTCGTGACCGGCTTGCGTGCGAAGCGCGAGCCGGCCTTCGACATAGAGCCCCGTCCGGTCTTCCCGGATCAGTGCCCAGGTTCCGACGGGGCGGCCGGGATCGTGCTGCCAGAGCATGCGAATGCCCGACACGCCCCGCGTCACGACGGATCCGGTAAACGCGCCGGGCTCGATGACGTCGCCCGCAAGATCCGCGTCCCCGAAGATCGCGGCGTAGCCCCGCAAACGACCGGAAGCGTCGGGTCCGACGAGTTCGGTCGACGCCTGTTCGTAGGTCATCGGTCCCTCCAGGGCGCCTTGTCCCGGACGCTGAACAGCCCTTCCGCGAAGCGCGCGAGAATGCCGAGCGCCCACCAGGCGCAAAGGCTGGCCGAGGCCGACCCCATCAGCACCAGCTCCGTCGAGCTCAGGGTCTCGTCGAGACCCAGATGCTCGGCCAGCATCAGCCCGGCTGGCGGGCCGAAGACGACGCCGGTGACAATCCCTATGAGAAATCGCGACGCCGCCTCGCGCCGTCCGTGCGGCAATAGATAGGCGACCGAAATGGCCGACCCCGCGACGGCGCCTGCGATCTTGGCGACCCACAGCGCCAGGGCCGACAGCGGCTCGGCGCTCATCGTGGCCGCCTTGCGCTCACAGCGCCGCCACGAGGCTTCATATTGACGATCGCATGGGCTGTCCGCATCGTTCTGTCGTCCTGAAATCTTGTTGGCGAAACGGGCCTTTGGAACGGACCCGATCGGTTGTCGCTCTTTTTTGGCGGCGATTTCGGCGTCACTCCTCTGCCCCGTATCCAACGGCCACGCGCTTTTCCGAACGCGTCAGGAAGTCCGCCGCACCGACCCGCGCCCAGAGCGCCTCGCGTTCGGCGCTCAGGCCGTCCACCTGGTCGAGATCGACGCCGAGCCTAAGCTCGGGCGCCGCGAAATGGCCGCCGAGCCAGTCGCCGATCGCTCCGCTCAACCGGGTTATCAAGGGCAGCACGGTCAGCCGGAAGAAGGCGCGGTTCGCCTCGGCATAGTTCGCGTAGGTCAGGTCGCCCGGTATGCCGAGCAGCATCGGCGGCACGCCGAAGGCGAGCGCGATGTCGCGCGCCGCGCCGTTGCGGGCCTCGATGAAGTCCATGTCCTTCGGCGACAGCGCCATCGCCTTCCAGTCCAGCCCGCCTTCGAGCAGCATCGGCCGACCAGCGCGCGCCGATCCGGCATAGCCGCTTTCGAGCTCAGCCTTGAGGCGGTCGAATTGCTCCGGCGCGAGATTGCCGCCGTCGGCCGGCTGGTAGACCAGCGCCCCGGACGGGCGTGCGGAATTATCCAGCAGCGCCTTGTTCCAGCGCGAGGCGGCGTTGTGCAGGTCGAGCGCCGTTTGCGCTGCGGCGAGCGGCGAATAGCCGGCCATCTCCGCCAGCGGATGGAACAGGCGCACATGCAGCAGCGCGCTTGGCCGGCCGTCGCTGCCTTCGGCGGCGATGCGGCGGACCGAATGGCCGGCCCTGTACTCGTAGCCATCAGGCCATCCGTCGCGCCCTTCGATGATCCGGACCCGATCCGGACGCAGCGAATACAGCGCTTTGATCTCACTTTCGAAGTTTGCCACCTCGAGATAGGCGTTGCCCGACAGGAGCAGATGGCCGCACAACGTCTCGATGAGGCTCGGCCCATCGGTCGCGGTGTTCGGCCTGCGCATCAGATCGAGGATCGGATGCCGGACGACCTCATTGGGGCCGTCATAAAGAACAAAGGGAATGGCCGCCGCGGTCTCCGCGATCAGTCGCACCGAACGGTAGACGATCGGGTTTTGCATGAAACCGAGCCGCGCCAGCGCCTCATAGGACCGTTCGCTCCAGGCGCCGGGATCCGCCGCGCCTGAGAACACCAGGGTGCCGCCGGCATAGCCCGCAGCCTTGCTTTCGCGTCCCCCGGCGCTCGCACCAACGGGCGCGCGCGTCTCAGCGCCGCCGAGCCAGCCGGCGATCGTCGTCATCAGTCCCATCGATGTCTCCAGATTGTCGTCTTCGACGCCCGTCCGGCTTAAAAGCCACGAACCCGCGGTTCCCGCGCCGGTCCCATCAAAGCCGTCACGGCCCAAACCAGCGCGTCGAGCCGGTCGGGTGACCGGCCGCCCGTCAGCCCATCCGGACCGAAATCCGCCATTTCATCCTCGAGCTCCGGAAACCGTCCCGCATGGCGCACGCGGCCCTGTTCGTAAAGCGCCGCCACCGGTTCGGCCCGCACCCATTTGCCGCGGCTTGCCCGCACCGCGCGAAACGGCACATGCGGTGCGCAGGTCCGGATCACCGCCTCGACCATGTCCCCGCCCTGGTTGACCTCCGCGATGATGCGGTCGGCCGCAAGCCGCTCGTAAAGCGCCACGGCAGTTCCCGCCCACTCATGCGGCTTGGCCCCTTGGCGCGAGGCATCCGCGAGGACGTAGACGATGCCGTCGGCGGCACAGCCGGCCGCCACGATGCCACAGGCATCGGAGCGCGCCGTCGCCGTCGCCGGCGGATCGATCGCCACCACGATGCGTCGCAAATCCGGCGCGGCCCTCACACGCGCGCGCTCGATCGCTTGTAGATCGAACAGCGCGTCCTCCCGCGCTTCGATCATCAGACCTTCCAGTTCCTGTCGCCCGAGCCGGGAGCCGCCATAACGGGCATCCATCGCGGCCAAAAAGCCAGGCGCGAGATTGCGGGCGTTCTCCGCCGTTCGCATGTGGCTCGTCACCGTCGCCGGATCGGCGATCAGCCGCTTCAAGAGCGGGATCGGTCGTGGCGTCGTCGTAAACAGCGCCCTGGGTTGCTCGCCAAGTCGCAATCCGAACTGCAAATTGTCGAAACAGGCCTCCCCATGGACCCATTTGGCGAACTCGTCGCCCCAGGCCGCATCGAATTGGTAGCCACGCAGCGCGTCCGGATCCTCGGACGAAAAGATCTGCGCGATCGCGCCGTTCGCAAACACCACCCGGCGGCGGCTCACCTCGAAAACCGGCCGCGGTCCTGTCGAGACGGCCATTAGCCCGCTTTCGCCGTCGACCATCACCTCGCGCGCATCACCGAGCGTTTCGGCGATCAGTGCGATCCGGCCGTGCGGCCGCGCGGCGAAGAGCCCATCGCCCGCCGCCATCGCCCGCACCCACTCCGCGCCAGCCCGGGTCTTGCCCGATCCCCGGCCACCGATCAGCAGCCATTGCCGCCACGCGCCGGGCGGCGGCAATTGAGCTGGCCTTGCATAGGACGGCCACATCGGCATCGCCGCCCGAAGCGCGGATGCCGGAGTTTGCTCAAGGGTATCGCCGGTCTGGTCCCAGAATTCGGTGTCCGACAAAGGTCGGGCGTCCTTTTGTCCGCCCTCTATCTTCCCTTCCCGCTCCGCAGCGTCCGTCATCAGGCCCCTGCCGGCACGCCGGCCGGTTCATCGGTGCCCCGCTTCTCCGGCGTTGGGGCCGCCCCGTCGCTCGGCGGCGTCGCGGCGTCGCCGGCGAACGCGCCCCTAGCGGTGTCGAACAGCGCCGGTCCCGCCCGCCGCCGCGCATCGAGGCTGCGCAGCCGGTTCAACAACTCCTCGCGAAGCCGCGCCGTCTCGGCCTCGTCCTCGTCGCCGCCTTGGGCGGCGAGCATTTCGAGCCGTCGCAGTTCCAGAAGCTTTTCCAATGTGCGGGTCATCAGGACGAGGAGGTCGATGCGCTCCTTGGCCGCCACGAATTCTCGCGTCCTGTCTGTCCCTGCGCCGGCTGCCACCCTCGGCCGCCCTACTGCGGACCGGCCAGGCGTCGCTTTGACCGGTTTATATTCCTTTATCGCGATTTCGAAGACGTCGATCTCACGCGTCAGGAGAGCCAGGAGTCGATCCGATGGCAGCTTCACCATGTTCCGCTTCCCTCTCATCTACCGGGATATTCGGCAGGATATCAAGGATACCCCACAGAAAAGGCGGCTGGGGTGAAGACCCCGCCGCCCGCAATTTCTCGACTATATGTGAAAGCTAGCAAACCACCGTGACGGTGTCAAGGAATATTTTCATATTTCCGATCGAACCTGTTCAAGCCGCATCGTCCATCGGGTTCGTCCCGGGCCATTCCGCCACGTACTCTTCGTAGTCCTCGAGTTCGATCCCCACTTCGCTGACCGTACGGTCGCGCACCGATATGCCGGCTTCATGCACGGTCTCTCGATCGCCGGATAACAGATGATGCCACCAGTAGAGATCGCGCCCCTCGCCCACCAGGCGATAGGCGCAGGTCGGAGGCAGCCAGGTCAGCTCACGCACCTTTTCCACATCGAGCGCGACGCAATCGGGCACGGTGGCTTGCCGGTTCTCATAATCGCGGCACCGGCATGCGTGTCCATCGAGCAGCTGACAACTCACATTCGTCCACGCGATCTCACCGGTATCCCAGTCCTCCAGCTTGTTCAGGCAGCAGCGTCCGCAGCCGTCACACAGCGATTCCCACTCCTGCGAGCTCATCGCCTCAAGCGGTTTCTCACGCCAAAAAGGCTTGTTGCCGAAATCACGCATGGGCGAAATGTCTGACCTTTCTCGCGACTTTTTCATCTGGTCTAGGTATATGGGAATGACAGGGTTTTCTAAAGGGACGTTGGTAACCGGGGTTCGCGGGCGGCACGCTTTGTCGTCGCTACGACGGGCCGCTGGCCCCCGCCAACAGTGACAGGTTGAAGTTGCAGAACTCCTCGAACAGAACTCCCCGGCGCCGGCAGCCGTCGCGATTGATCGAGATCGATGCCTGGATCGACTCCAGCCTGTGGCGATTTTTCCGCGCCTTCGCCGCGTGGTGGGAAAACGTCACAATCGTCTCACGCAAGTTCCGGGCGCGCGGCTTCAACCGGTTCGTTTTCGAGGTCGCCGGAGAAGGAATGACCCTCGGCCTGGCGGGTTTCGTCCTGCTTTTGGCGCTCGCGCAACCGGCGATGAAGGTCACCGCCAAGGGGTTGCCGCAGGAAACCGACTTTTCGGTGCTGTTCCTAGATCGCCACGGGGATGAGATCGGGCGACGCGGCGTGCTCAGGTCAGCTGAGGTGCCGATCGATGAATTGCCCGACGCGTTCGTCAAGGCGGTGCTGGCGACCGAAGATCGGCGATTCTTTGAGCATTGGGGAATCGACCTGTTCGGTCTCATGCGCGCGATGTCCGAAAACGCACGCGCCGGCGGCGTTGTGCAGGGCGGCTCCACCCTCACCCAGCAGTTGGCCAAGAACCTGTTC